TTTATCGTATCCATCTTGTCTTTCAATATGGAATGCGTTGTAAGGGATTACATTATATACACCAAACTTTTCAGCAATTTCTAGTTTTAAAAAGAAATCACCATATTTCAACATATTACGAATCCAAGGCCATAAGTTAAATTCTACATTTAATACATCGTAAAATAAATTATATAGAATTTTTTGTACGTCTTCATCCGAACTACGAATTTGTAATACTTCACCCATATCATTACGTAAAGTACTTTCATCAGCTAAAATATCTAAAGCAGAGGCAATAATAGCATCTGTATCCATTGAATCATATTCAGAATAAAGTGTTGGTCGTAAAGTTTGGTAATTAAAACTACTTTGGTAACCATAAATTGATGTATGTGAGTTAGTATAAATTCGATTAAATCGGTCTACAAGTGCATTTGTTTCATATTCACCTGAAACTTGTATTTTGTTAATGTCAAATACTTTTAATTGGTTATCTCCTTCATTTCGGATAATAACGTCTGTTGAAAATAATCGTCTTAATCTACTAAATAATCCTGTATCTGCCATATTTTATTTTTATAAAAGCCAAGAAATATCTTCTTGACCATTTGAATAAGGGTTGTCTATCTTAAATGGGTTATTGTTATACTTATCAGCATAATTTGGCCCATGAGAATAACCTCCAGCATATGATGTACGAGAATTTCCTATACTATTCAACATACTTTTAGTCATTTCCATATTATTTGTTCTAAGTTTAAAAGCGGTTTCGCGTAAATAACATCCAATACAGAATGCCATAATCAAGTCATCATTGTATCCTCCTTGAGCTTCTGCTCTACCGTTTCTCCATATAAATACTTTCATTTCCTCTAATAGGCGCACAGAATGGAAAACAACTGCTTTATCCATAACAGCTTCTTGAAATTTACCAATTGCTATTGGGCGAGTTGTGTTTGACATGGTAAACCCAGGTGTCATTTTACTGTGATCCATATAAGGATCAAAGAAATTATCTACATTGTTTGTTCCACCTTTTGGTGAATAATAAAAGTTTTGATAACCTCTATCTAAAATCGTTTGTACTGTTGACCATCCTACACTTTGATTTTCGACTGCAAGTAAAGCATTGTTATATTCCGTTGCAATGCTAGTTAACAAGTGTCCATAATCTTTTGTATTGATTTGGCCCTTATATTCACCTACCTGAGTGAATGTTTCAACATCAAAGATGTGAAACCCTGAAAAATCCTTACCATCGCCACGTGCTACATCAGCTACGATCAAATAGTTCCTAGAATAGTCGGCTGGTTCCCAAATCCATAGATTTTGGTCAACTCCACGTTTTTCAAGAGGTTCTTTCACGTGAAATTGTTCGTAAAAAGTAATATCTTCTGGGGTAAATACTGTATCTCCAGATGTTGTAAAGTCACAGTCACACTCTTGTGCTGCCATTCGAATACCTAAGTCAGCATCTTGTTGATCTCTCCATGATTGATCTCGTTCAGGGTGCACTTGCCAAGGTAATCTAATAGGTAAAAAACTATTATCACCCATTTCTGCAGCAACCCATGTTTTATGAAACCAATTACCGGTACCATAAGGAGTAGATAATGCAATACAGCCTCCACCCGTAGCTAAGGTTTGTTGAGCTGAAGCCCATATTTCACCAATGTTGTGGATAAAGGCAGCCTCATCTATGATTAACAAAGAAACGGCTTCTGATCGACCTGCATCACTTGAGGCACCAATTGCTTTAACTTGAGATCCATTTGGTAATCGAAGTGTTAATTTATTTGCTTCGTCAGGCTTGCTTGAAAATTTAAGCCATGAAGGTAAACTTTCGTACATAAACTTAACTTTGGTAACCATGTTTTTAGCGGTTTCCTGTTTAGTTGCAATACATAGCACGTTTTTATCTTCATGGAATAACATCAACCACAAAGCATAACCTGCAGACAATGTTGAAATACCTAACTGGCGAGATTTAAGTACTATTGAATATGGATTCTCTTGGAATAAGGTAAGTACTTTTTCTTGAAATGGATAAAGGTTAAATTGGATACGTCCGCGTTTTGGATGTTGGATGTAGCAGTATTTTTTCATAAAATATGCCGGTGATTGGGCACATTTTATATATTCCTCTCGGACTACCTGTTTTAAACTTTTTTCTTCCATTATTTTATTGCTATCAAGGTAACAATAGTAAGTACGGAAGCCACGAATCCTCCGCCTAACCACTTAAGTCCTGATTTAAGGTTATTGTTTTTACGGGTTAAATCAGTAACATCTTTTTCAAGTCCAGTGATTATTTTATCTTTTTTATCGGATATTTTTTCGTGGTTTGCTATTTGGCTATTATAGTTTTTTTCTTTTTCAGTATATAAAACAATAATGCTGTCTTGGGAATTAACTTTTTCGTTAAGTTGATAAACTAGTTTGTTTACTATTTTAAGTTCAGCCATAGCCGAATCACCTTTAACTAAATCAATAGCTATACGTTTTGCCTTGTCGTATGAAAAGCAAATTCTACTTGTATCTTTCTGTGAAAAACTCGTTGAGTTCAGAAGGAGAAGAACTAGTAATATCTTTAATTTTGTTACCATAATATGTACGGGTTTTAGTTAGTTCTTTTTCTGTATTTGTAATTTTAATATCTAATGAATCTATAACTTTTTGTTGTTTACTTATTTTATCATCTAAAACACTGTTAAGTTTTTTATATTTACCTATTTCGGTTTTTAAACTATCTATTTCCCTTTTTTCTTTATCGTATGTGTTTATAGGGGTAGGTTTAACTTTTACATAAATCAAAAATAACAACAATAGTAAAAGTATCCCACCTATAATTAGATGGGATAACTTTACTTGGAATGTTTTATCTTTCATCTTATAAACCAATCTCTGCACGAAGTGCATCTACTTGTGTAGTATTAAATTTATATTTATCTTTAGCAGAGTTAATAATATCAATAGCTAATTTCATATTTTCAGGACTTAATACTCCTTCTTTAGAGTTTTTTCTTTTGTTTCGTAATCCATCGCGGATGCGGTCAAAATCAGGATTTTTAGATATATCTGCGGCTTTTCCTAAATCTTTTGCGGTTTTATCTTTACCTATATTTTGTGTTGCTTCTTTTTCTTCATCATCTACATCTGAATATGATACATCATCAAACCCATCATCTCCTGCTGTGCGAGTAGCTACTTTAGTTCCTGCTGGTCTACCTCTTTGTCCTGTTGAAGGTGCTTTTTCTGGCTTATTTGGGTCTGCTTTTCTGCCACGTTGTCCAGGTTCTTTTCCTGTTAATTGGTTTGCAGCATCTTTTTCAATTGTGTTTGTTGCAATATCACTGCTAAATTTAACTCCATCATCTTCAGCTTTTCCAGCTACTTTAGACAATAAATCTTGTAAGTTAATATTATGAGTGTTTAATAATTCTTTTTTAAGGGTTGGTACATATCCTTTTAATCGTCCGTCTGAGGTGATTGTTGGATCAGCTTTAAGTTTGTCTAGAGCAGCACGTTCAGCATCCATAACTGCTTTTAATTCTTTTTCTTTACCTTGTCTCTCTAATTCAGTTTTTAATTGCCTTACACTAGCCATTTCATTGATGGTTTCTTCATCAAGTTGGTATTTTTCAGCTAGTTTTTTATGTTTTTCTTCTTCAAGTTGGGCTCCAGCTTTTACTTGTGCATCAGCTTGTTTTTTCTGTAGGTCTGCTATTTTTTTAGAGACATCTGCTTCTTTTTTAATAAGAGGTGCTTTTTGTTTTTCAATAGCATCTTTTTGTTTTTGTAATGCTGTAATTTGATCTCCTAAACCAGCTTCATTTAAAGCAGCTGAAATTTCTTCACGTATAATTTCAAGTAAACGGGATTGTTTCATTATTTAATTTTATTTATAAATATTAGAGACCTATTACTTGTTTAATTTTCTGTATTCTTTCCTCAGTACTACCTGATAATTCAGCATAGTTTTTAAATTTCGTTCTATGCCTAGTGATAAGTTTTTGAATTTCTTTATCAATTTTATCTCTATATTCAGCATCTACAACACGTACTCCATTGTCTTCAAGTTCTACACCTTTAGGTGAAACATAAAATATATAATCATATTCGCGAAGTAAATGAGATACAGCATCGT